AATCAAAAGAAAATTGACCGTTAGGGCTGATGTGCGAAATCGCCAGAACGTAGTACATCGTCTTGGCATCAGTGCTTAAAGCAGCATCAACAAACGAACCACCCATGTAGGCATCGCCGTACACCACCGGAATGCTGTTTGTTGACGATGGTGGAACTTGCTGACGCACACCGTTATCTACCGCTTGACCTGAACTCATGTCAGGCGCAAAAGCACGGGCGAACAATGAAGACACAGCAAAGTTAATTGCAAATGTTGCGGCTGCAAGACCAAATGAACCCAAGGCAGCAGCAGCCATAAAAGTACTGCCGTAAACAGCACTCAAAACTAAGGTTGCAACCATGTCTATTCCTTCACGAAACTAGCGCCGACAGCTTTGTATCCGCGCTTTGTGTAATTTATCAATGGGCCATTTGCTGAAACTGATGTGTAGGCGCAATGTATAGCACCATCATTAAGCAGTTTACTGGCTATCTTGTCGTATTCAATCCAAAGTTTTCCACCAACAAGATTATTTCTGTGTCCGTGATCTACCCACCACAACAACTCATGCAATTCAACAACGTCAGGACACCAGATGTTGTTTTGCTTAATCGCAATTAAAGTTCCGGTCATGTGCTTATCAATCAAGATAAACCCGCGCCCATTGATGACGGAAAACAACAATTGTTCAACATGCTTTGGTGAATGTTTTGTTGTGTCGCCAAGAATGTCTACAGGGTACTCTTTTGAGTAAGCCTCTACAAACTCTAGCAATCTTGGAATGTCGTATCTTGTCGCAAGTCGGATCATATGCCGAATCGTCTTTGTGATGGTGCTTGTGTAACTGCTTGACTGCCTGATGTTGGCTCACCGCCAAAGTCAAAGTATGACCCTGCAATAGATGGCACACGGTTCATGCTGTTGTCGCCGGGATAGAAGGCTTGCCAAATCTTAGGAGTAGTGCGAACACCGCCAACCCTGTTCTCCAAGATCGTGCGGAAAGAAGCACAAGACAAGCCTACAGTTGCAACACGGCTTCTGATCT